GCCGGGCCGAAGATCTTCCGACTGGCCCCGACGAGCGAATACAGCTTGCGACTCGTGTGCTTGCTGTCCTTTGTCTGCAGCGCCTTCTGCAACCATCCGGTGTAGACTGGAGTTTTTTGCTTTGCGACCTTCTTGATCTCTGTTGCAGCCGCGTGCAATGCCGCCCTGGTCGCCAGCCGCAGCGTGCGATTGCTGATGTCACGCAACTTGACAATCAAGTCCGTGTCCATATCAACGGACGCCCGGAACTCGTTCGGATGTGGCTTTCGATTGTATGCCATCACGTCACCGAGTGCATGATGCGATAGATCCCGGACACTTTGACCGAGATCAGATCCAACTCATCGTGTGACAGGTCCTCGAACATCCCCGCATCACTCGACGCCATCATCCCGAGAGACACGGACAGCTTTCGTGACAACCCGTCCGCGATGTCCTGCCCGTAGTTGATCATGAGTTTCTGCTGCTCCAAGAGGCTGCCCTGCTCGATCCGACGCACCAACTCGACTGCCACGTCGATCTGGTATTCGTCGAACTGTGCGGGCATTCCGCTGCGGTTTCTTGATGTCGCCTGCGGGTAGACGATGGCCGAGATCCCGTCCTCGAAGGACTCACGCAGCATGGTCGGTCGGTACGTCTCGATCACCCGCAAGGCAGGAATCGCCACCTCCCCGGCATCGACCAGCTCACGCAAGGCGGCACAGACACCTTCGACCGCTTGCACAATCGGGGATGCCATTACCGCACCTGCTTCGTGAAGATCCGCAAGACAACCCCACCGGACCCGCTGTCGCGATAGGGCTTCTCTCCGCTTGCATCCGACGCCACACGATAGACCTTGCTTCCATGCGTGATCGTATCGCCCTGCTCTGGCACAATCTGTCTGCCGTTCAAGACCAGATCAGTCGCCGTCACCAGCCAGTCCTTTGTGCTGTAGCCGACGATGATCCCCTGGTCTAGCTGTGCAATCGCAGAATCCCCCGCAGTCGCCTGAATGGTGACCGAGGAGGAACCACGTTGGTACACGACGGCCTGGCTGACAGACGCCTTGTGGACGCCTGCCAGCCAAGACTCAGCCGACAGCAGAAGGTCGCTCATTAGTTGCGGTGCAGGATTTCCCAATTGCACACATCGAGACGGCAACTGTTGCTGCCGCTCGTGGTCGACCATTGACCGCTGATCGCCGCAACAATCGTCGCGGTGGTGTTCACGCTGGTAGACGCCAGCTTGAACGGCTTCGAGGTGACAGTCCCCTCGGCCCCCAAAATCTGATGCCCACACGCCACGATGGTTCCAGAGCTGCCGGTCGTTCGCACCACAATGTCAGCTTCCAGGTAGAAGATGTCATTGTTGACGGCGTCAATTGCGCCAGTGGTCGCAACCACGGTAGATCCAAGCTTGATCTTGACGGTCAGCGTATCGGCCGCGTTGGTCGCAGTGGCAATCCCTTGTGCTCGAAGGCGAATCACATCACCTTCCCGCAACGTGTTCAGGGCCAGCGTCAGCTCCGAATTTGAAAAGTTTGTTTCGGTGCTGCTGGCGGTCAAAGCCGTCGACGCAGCCACCGCCACACCGGCCACCTGAGCACTCCCGTCGGTCTCATTGATGGTGACATCCACCGTCGTGTCCGAGAGCGCAGCCGCCGCAACCACCTTTCCGGCAGCCAGTCCAAGGGCCGGATCTGTGGTCACCCTGTCGTTCACGGTGTCGTAGTACACCATCTGGCCAACAGCCATCGCATTCCCGGCCGAGGTGGCCTTGGTGAAGCGGAACACGCCCTCGGTGGTCAGGCTGCCCAACGCATTCGCAGCGATGTCGGTCTTGACCACCCCGAGCAGTCCGTTCTGGACCACCACATCTCCCGCCGTCTTGGCAGTGGTCGGGGTGTAGTCAATCGCACACCCTTCCTGCCGAAAAGTCGCACCCATCGTAGAATCTCCTTGTGGATCAGATTGGAATCAGGAACTTAGGCAGCGCCCTTCGACTTCACACCGGCAACGTATTCCGCCTTGTCCACGCCGAAGTCGTGGTAGCCACGGAACTGGATACCGAGAGTGTTGAAGTCCGCATCCGCCGATTCCACGACGGGAGACTGCTGACCATTGAGGAACGACACCACCATCGCCGCGTAGACGGCTTTGGCACGGAACAAATACCACGCCGTCGCCGAGTTGCCGGTGAATCCGGACTCCGACAACTGTGACACAACCACAGGCACATACTTGTTCTGGTAGATGTTCGCGTTGACAACAGTCGTGCTTCCACCGACCAGATTGGTGGCCGTGTAGAGCTGTCGTGCAACGGTTTCCAGCTCGGGAGGGACGAGCAAAAGGACTGGCTCGCCGCCCAGTCGCTTGGCACCATCGGCCTCCGCCGACTTCATGGTCCTGAACGCCTTCAGTCCCAGTCCGAGGCCAACGCCGTCCGCCCCCAGATTGGTGGTCGCACCACTGATGTAGTTGCCACGCCCCGAGGTGAAGAAGCTGCCGTTGTCCAAGAACGTCGACCAGAAAATGTCACGCATCTTCATGGCAGCGCCCGCACCAAGCCGGGTGCGAAGATCATCGAAGGCCCCGAGGTCATCGTTGATGATGTCCTCGCGTGTCAATGCGAACATCTTTGCGTAGGTCTTGGCCTGCCGCTCGTAGCTTTCCTGTGACACGGTGCCGTGCTTGATCTCACCGCCCGGCCCGAGTGGCTCGTACTGCATGTCGTCCAGCAATCGGTATGTCGTGACCTTCTTGAAGTCCCGCACCGGCTTGATCTGGCTGATTTCCTGCCACGTATTGTCTTGCTCCTCGTAGCCAGCGACCAATTCCTTGGTTGCCACGTTGCTGAGGATGTTCGACACCGACACGCCCAGCGTCGAGAAGCTATTGGCCTCAACGTCAGGCATCGCCCTCTTCAGCACCTGCCGCAGGTTGCCGTTATGCACCCGCTGGCCAGCACTGATGGGCATGCCGTTGGCAGACGCCGCCATCAGCAAAACCTGCTGAATGCCAATGTTTTTGTAGTTCTTGTCGGCCGCCTCCAGAACTTCGGGCTTGTAGTGCTTCTCAACGTTGGGCATTCCCATCGTCAATGCCAACCCCGCCTCGATGACCGTCGGGCTCATCTCATCCCGCTTGCTGACGTGAATCGCCGGTCCCTCGTGGGAAGCGCCGGCCCGCACAAGATCGAGCTTGACGCCGGACACAGCACGCACCGATTCCACCTCGAACTTGGGCGCATTCCACCTCTCGCGGATCGCCTTGGCCTTCATCTCGCGATGCTGCTTAAGGGCAGTCGCCTTGATTTCCGCGAACTTCGCGGCGGGAACTTCCCCCTCGTACTCGGCGAACGACGCCTCGAGTTCATTGAGATTCTCGGCGGCGGCAGCCTTGATGTCGCCCACATCGAAGTCGGTCGCCTCGACGACCTTCTCCTCGCTCGCCGAGGCAGTGATCTCCTCCTGAAACTTCGCCTGCAGCTTCTCGCGCTGCACATCGGTCAGGGACTCGGCATCGAATCCCATCGCCTCGACCCATTTGTCGAACGGCATGTTTGCACCTTTCACGTGCGAAAATTCGACTGCCGAGGCAGCCAACTGAACCGTGGTGTTCTCGTCCGCTCCATGCGGAAGGAACGCCACCCCATACAGACGACTCTTACGGGCGACATACACCGGTCCTTGAATGGATTGACCATTCACCATGACCGTACGACCCTCTGGAATTTCCTCGACCTTCAATGGCTTGGCCTCGATGCTGGCCTGCCACGGGAAACCATTCTTGGCGGAGTCGACAAACTCAGTCGCCGACTGCGAGACGGCACTGACCTCGCCGCTCAATCGCAGTGTCTTGCCGTTGTTCTCGACCGTGCCCACATGTCCGACCAAGTGGTCTTTCTTGTGGTGCAGGTTGGCGATGACCGACTTCCCCTGCTCGAGACCAGACAGATCCAACACGATTGGCAGGTCGTATCCACCGACAGTCAGCGGGCCGCCGTTGTAGGCGACCACGTCGAACTTGGGGCGTTTGCCCTCGCCGACACTCGCCTCGACGGTTGACTTCTCGGCCTGAATCACGATGTTCTGCAAGGTCTTCATTCACCACCATCCATCTGTCGAACCCTGGCCTGCGACCACGTCTTGCCCGCGTCCCCGCCCCACAACTGCCACGCCACCCAGCCGGGCTTTTCTTTGCCCTTGGCATTCCAGCCGGGTGACCGACTCGCCTTATCGTGCCGAGCAAACCACGCCGCCATCTCGCGGACGTGGGCCTCGGTCAACGATGTCCTCGATGCAATCTTGCGTGCTCTCGCGACAGTCTCGGGCTTCAGCCCACTGCCAGACCGCCCCGCCGCATGCAGCTTCAAGCCCGACTTCGCAGCAGCAGCCATGCCAGCCGTGGGGCGAAGGTCGACCGCCGCCGCCGTCACGTCTTCCGTGGGGGCGGACTGCTGCTCTTGCCGCTGCATGTTGGCCATGTTCTGCGTGACGATGGCAAACTGGTTCATCCGCAGAGTATCACGCATCTCATCGACCGAGACGCCGTAGTCGTTGGCCATCTCCTCGACATGGTCCTCGAAGTCCAACCCCTGCTCGGCATAGACCTGCGAGAGTGTGGTCGAGCCGTTCTTCAGACGCTTGTCGGTGGCATTGGCTTCGCTCTCAGGATCGCCAATAGGATGATGGGGCCAGTCCCAAGAATGACGTGCAGCCAGTGTGGCATCAAAGCCCCAACCGTAGACGAGGATCGCACGCTCAAACCACCGCTCGAACAGCGGATCAAGAACCGTGTCCTCACAGTCCGACCGCTCCAAGTCGATTGTCAGGAAGTAGGTGCCGTGGTCGAGCTTCCCGGAGGCGAAGTTGTACCCCGAGGAGTTGCACATCGCGAGATTCTGGGGGATCGACTTCGGCCGAGCCATCTCGTTGACCTGAGCCGCATGAAAGGCCTCGTAGGTTGCCCCAGGGTGTTCGGATTTCATCTGGCTGACATCCCACCCCATTGGGAGGGCGGTCATCATTCTTTTGTCGAAGTCCAGCGTGTCCATCGGACGGACTTCGTCGGCACCGTCCGGGGTCAGATTCGTGTGGATGATCGCCGCGTAGTCCGCCGCAGTCTCGGCCGCCGCCAGAGTTGCCTCACGCCATCGCCGTGAACTCGCACCGACATTCAGAGTCGACCGGAACTCGGGCACGCCGCGATGCTGGCCCGGTCGACGCATCATGAACCAATGAAGCATCCACTTCGCCGGGATCTCCTCGAACTCGGTGCCAGACCACGCGAACTGGCCTCCCGGGTGATGTTTCAGCACGTCGTAGCTGATCGGGTTGCCGAACTGGTCGTAGCGGATGCCGTCGATGTATCCCGCAGTGTAGGGAATGATTCTCGGGCTGGTGACCTGCTCGGTCTCGATCAGGATGATGTCGAGATCGACTGGGGCCTTGAGTCGCGGGTTGTTCCGCAACAGGCCGAATGCCTCCCCGTCCTGCACCTTGGCATGGGTCATGCACCACAGCTTTCGCCGCAGTTGCACCGCCTTTGACCACTGCTGCCACGCCGCCTCAATCATCGCGTTGAGGTTCTTGTTCCGGGTGCGCATCCGCAGCACCGGCCCGGTCCCCATCACGTAGTTCGCATGAGTCTGGACGATCCCATCCGCGTACCCGTTGTTCGCGACCTCGTAGCGTGCCCGCTGCACCAACTTCGTGCGAACGGCCTTGGAGTTGGCCGAGTCCGCATCGTAGGCGTCTGCGTTGGCCCAATAGTTCTGCATGTCCGTGGTGTCACGGGCAGCATCGTATGTGGCCTCGACGGGCTTCTTGGGGCGTGCGACAGACTGCACGACAGGCACCGGCTTTTTGCTCGCCAGGGGCGTGCCGAACTCGTCAAGAATGCGGTTCTTCGTGGCTGGTGCGATCACCCTGCCCCCGGGGGTCGAATCTTCTGGAATCGAATGCCAAACCCAGGCTTGTTCGCCGACGCCGCATCCTTGCCAGCCTGATAGGCAGCCAACTTCAGCAGGTCATCGACAGACTGCGCCGTGGCAGACCGACCATCCACAGTCACCGACTTGGGGCTGGTCGCCGCGTTCTGCAGAGCCGTTTCGACAGCGTCGAGTTCTTCAGACATGCACCGATTGTCGATGGATGCGTGAACGTAGCAATACCTGAACGACGCTTTGGCAAGTCAAATATCGAAATCATTCCACTAATGGAAAGCGGCACGTTCCAATGTGATCAACGCCGCTCCGCAGTTGCGACAGATTCGCCGCCGCATGATGGCATCCGGCTTCGGTCGGGTGTAGTCGACCCTGAAGTTGTGGCATCCGCATTTCCTGCACACGAGGCCCGACTGCTCGGCCTTTTCCTCGTCAGTCGCACCATCCGCCTTCAACTGCTCCAATGTCGGTCGGTCGTTCGGGTCCATCAGTGTCCTCGCAGTTGTCGCAGGGTTGGGCGGGCAGACATCACGGTCGTTTTGACATTGCTCGCCGATCCAATCGCACACCCTAGGATGGACGCCGCCACGGCAGCCCCGACAATGCAATCGAACCAGTGATTGTCAGGCTTGGCCGGTGGGAGTTTCCACTCATCGACCTTCCGGCCCCTCGCCTCGACGATGATTCTCTGCTCGGAACGAAGATGGTCTGCCAGCATCTGGTGATAGACGGCACGATCCCCGAATAGTCGCAGCTCGGTTGGCTCGCCTTCCGCCACAGCAAGGCGGTTGTGGACGAACGTCTTCCACCAGTTGGTGTCGATGATGCAATGTGGCACAGATCTATGCTGATTCCGTGCAATTCGCCACATCAGTCCAGACCGCTCACCTTCACGCTTCGTGTACTCGTAGAACGGCTTGCCGGTCGCACCGACGTATTTCCCATGCGATGGCATGAGAACCTGCCGGTAGGCACTCTCGCGGCACACTCGATAGACCGTGTCGGTCTGCGGCCCCCAGTTCGCGTCAATGAGGCACTTGTCGATCCGCACCGAACCGCCCTCGTCACGCTCCCAGTCCCGGCCGCACAACTGCTCGACCAGCGTGTTGAGTGACTGGAACATCTGGGCGTCGAGAGACAACTGGCCCAACTCTGTTTCGATGGTCCGCGTGAGGTTCCCCAAGGAGAAATACGCCCGCCCCTGATCCGGCCACGTGCCGTAGTCGACCACGAACCCCGTGAAGTCGTCTTTCCACGCCGCCACCAACCACCACAGCACCTTCTGGCTCACGTCGATGAACGCCGTCAGGTGGGTTGCCTGCCGGGGGACCACGCCCCGAGGGACCTTCGAGAGCTTGCGGCAGATTTGATCCGCCGTCATCAGCTCGCCCTCGTCCGCATTCGTGTCCAGCGGGTCGTTCTGGTATTCGGCAAAGAAGGCCAGTTCGCTGCGAAACCGCAGGTTCATCGCGTGCTGGATTGCACTCAGCTCGTCCGGATTGTGCCGCTCTGGCCACGCCACCGAGGAACCAGCGTCCATCTCCTCGCGTTTGAGTCTGTAATACTCGGTCGCCGCCTTCCCTGCGTCCCCGGCCTGCATCCCCTCGGCACGAATCGACCGGTACTCATCCCACAGCTTCTCCGCTTTCGGCCACGAGTAGACCAGCTTCGTTTTCTCGCCATTCCAGTCGGGGTGCAGCTCCCGAGTAAGCAGTCTGTCGGCCATGTCCCCCTTCCGGACCACGGTGCATGGCATCACAGCCGCGATTTTCACCCCTGGGCCAGCCATCCCGAGCACGTCACCCGAGATCACGCCCTCGCGGAAGGCGCATTGCGACTCGCTCATGGCAGATTCGCGTGTCTGCGGATCGTCGAGCAGCACAAACTCTGGCCGAATGACTGTCCCGTCGGTCTGGGTGATCTGCTGACCTCGAACTTCCCCGGTGATTCCCGCCACCGAGATCATCGCACCGGTGGAGTTCGATGGAATGGACGAATCGAGAGTCGGAAATCGGACCTGATTCATCGACCAGACAGTTTCCGTCCTGATCCCGTTGACCATCTGGCCCTTGCACTTACGCGGCTCCCCCTCGAGTGCCCGCAGGCAGTGGATCGCCTCGGGAAAATCCTCCATGAGCAGATCGTTGAACCGCAATTCTTCCTGAATCGACCGCAGGAGACGCCTCGCCGAGGGCTCAGACGCCGCAATGAGGCAGACAAACCGCCTGTAGCCATACAGGATGGCGTAGATCGCCGCCCGGATGCTGATGGTCGTCTTCCCCGAGCCCCGAGGCATCGCCATGGCAAACAATCCGCCCTCGACAATCGACCCTTGCAGGGTCGACACCACCCGCAGATGGTCCGGACACCACGGGAGAGGGAAGGCGTTCGGGAAATAGGTCTTCAGGAACAGCGACAGGTCGGCCTCACAGGACGCTCTACGAGCCTCATTGACGCATTTGGGTGGCGGACCGATGTCCCGTGCGTCCTCGGACTGTTCCTTGGCTCTGTGCGAGAAATAGCCACGCCTGTCGCGAGTATCTGTTGCCATGCCTCGATCATATGCTGTGTGCGGTGCAAGTACCATATTTCCATCG